AAAGTACATACGCATCATCATCATATCAGCGAAGTCAGGTGAAAAGCCGTGTTTCTTTTTTATTTCTTCTTTACCGGTAACTTGTTTCTTTCGCTCACGATCCATATTCGCCACTCTGACAACTTCAAGATGTTTAATTATTTCAGTCTTGTACCGGTCAGCCGTTATCGTTATCTTGTTGCTATTAATTGATTCTCCTAGCTTAAAATAACACTCCGCTTTCAGGTTCATATAGGTTTCGCTATCAACTGCACGACCTCCGTTATTGAAGGATTGGCACTTTAATATCCCGACTACACCAATACCTAAACCATCAGCATCAACAACTATATTTCCAAGCTTCACGCTCCTTTCTTTGGCTAAATTACGGATGAACTCCGCTACTTCATTCGGGTATTTCTGTTCCATTACAAACACATCTACGAGCGACAATCCACTCCACAAACCAATGATTGTTTTGTCATTTCCAAGTGCTGCGATGTCGGCAGTTATAAACATAGTAGTGCCGTTTATCTCGTTCCTGAAGCAGCGCAATAAGTCATCGTAATAGTACAATCTATCATTGCTCTCATCGTAGTCCCAATCACCATCTAAGAGTCTCTTTCTGTCTATCTCTGGAAGGCGTGACAACTTCTCTAGGTAGGCAGGTTCAAGGTTTGGGTTGTCAGTTGGCAAAGCTTTCACAAATGCTCTGTCCTCGCGGAGCGTACCATTGCGATGCGCATCAAAAAAGTCAGAGTATAGCCAACCTTTCGATGGGTTGCAAGAGAGCAAACCTTTGGGTATTCCGTTTATCAGATTGTACCTGACACGCGAATCGAGAATGTCGATTGCACGTTTCGAAACCTCTGCACTTTCATCTACAAAGTAGTCTGTGATTTCAATCGAACCTAGTCTTGTGAACTCAGGATCAGATGGCATATAGCCTAAGTCCATAAGCACTATTTGCGAACCATTGTAGAACTTGATGATGTGGTCTTGACCATTGTAGTTGTAGTGAACACCAGGCATTAATCCCATTTGATTTGCGATAGTCCAAAAAGTAGCCATCGTAGACTGTCTAAGTCGTTTAAGTTCTGCACGCCCTATCAAACCTCTAGTGTTTGCATATTTTAATCGTCTATTTATCTGCCAAGAGCAGCCGAGAAAAGTCTTTCCACCACCAGCACTACCGCCATACAAGACTGTCTCAGTCACCAAGTTTGCAGGTGAAAGGAGCGTAAGTGCTTCGTCTTGTCTAGTAGTGTAGTTCGGAATGTACATTGGGCAAAATTAAGCGTTTATAACGTGGTAAATTTCTTTCGCTTTTAAATAAGCGTTTCTTGCTTCTTGCTCGGTGTTAAATAATCCAAGATGCTTTCTTTTTCCATTGATACCTATGTGAGCGCAAAATTTATTTGCTGATTTATCCCAAGAATAACCTTTGGCAGTTGTTCTATTCCAGTGATTTTGTTGAGCAGTAACATCACGCAAATTGTCAATTTTATTATTACTCCTATTGCCGTCTATGTGGTCAAGTGAATTAATGGGTAAATGCCCATAGTGCAAATACCAAGCTAATCTATGACCAAATATAAAAAATGGTTTGGTTGCATAATATACTCGGCATTCAATATAGCCGTATCTGTCTTTATTTTTAATAACCTTACGATATACACCTTTCAATTCTCCGCTTACTGGACAATAAGTAAATCCCTTTTCTTTCGCCAGTTGGCATTTTTCTAGTTCAGTCATTTCTTATTTGTGTTTAGTTAAATAGTTCACATACATTATAACCTTCATTTCTCTTGCGATACTGTTGGTGTACTGCTCTTTCATACGAGGGTTGTTCATTATTCTCTCAAGCTTTGTCTTGCCAATTTCCTGCTGATCGTGGACCATTCGTTTCGCTCTTTGCTTGAATGCTAACCATTCCGCATCCGTCCAATATTCGTCAGTCACTAGACCAGTCTTGTATAGATTCTCAAGCATCACAAAGCCCATCAATTCCGCAGCCATAAAGTTGCCTTGTTTCGCATTTTCAATGTCTTTTTTTAAGGCTTCATTGAACCAACTGATTGAATCATTACCTGATTCCAACTGTCGTGCAGGTTCGATGTAGTTCACGTTGACTTCGTTCCACTTTTTCATTGCATCCATTCGAAGCTGGTAGTATTCGCTCAGTACACTACCGACATACGTTGCATCAAACGATTTAAACGATGTTAGCTTGTTGGCTAACTTACTTGCTGCGTTAAATTCAAAGGCTAATTTGAAATCAACCGTAGTACACCAACTGAAATTGTCTGAGATAAACGAGTGCAATTGTTGTATAGGTTCAATTCTATCAGGTTGCGCTATGCCGTGAAAAACAAGTTGAGCATAGTATTCGACTGCGAAGTCCTTACCACTAATCAATGCGATTAGTGGGGCTTCTTTTGCTGCGATTATCTTCCTGAAATCTACGTTAGCTACCTTACTTAAATTGGTCAAGCAGTGACTGAAGCCCCTCGCTACTTGTGCCTTTTCCAAATGATCCATTGTTAATTGTTTTTGTGGTTACAAATTTAGACATATCCCAAGCTGCTACGGCTGCACGTTTCCAATCCTTTAGCTTTTTGTTCCCGTACTTCCAGTCCTTTAGTTCGTAGTGTGCGATGAACTTAGAAGCAAATGTAATTCCGTCCGATTGGCTTCCGCCCGTTTTCTCTTGAAAGAATGCTACCACATCGTCCATAGATGGCGCAACAAATTCGCCAACTACGTGCTTGTTGTATTCAGTCATTAGCTTGATGCACTCATCAGGTGAAATGCAGTCTTGATAGGTTGCCTTCGCGTTTTTGTAAAAGAAGTCTTTTGCCGTCATTGTGTTTTATATTTAAGGTTATTGATGTTTTATTCCGTCAAACTCTACCAGTAAACAAAATTTCAAGTCGTTTCAAGAAACCAATCTTTCGCTTTGCAGTATAAAACTTTTCTCTTTCTGCTTTAATCTTTGGCTCTGAAAAAACAATTGGTATTTGTTTATCCGTTGCTTTGTGTCGTGCTACGTGAGCATCTTTGTAATGCTCCTTGATTAACTCAACATTTAAAACATCAGTAAGTGATGTATAGTTTCTTGAATTAAGTACCTTGATTAAGTGCGTTAATCGTTTACGCAGTACCTCTTTGTCTTTAGTTAATTTCTGTCTCATTGTGTATTTTGTTTTTATCGTTTTGGAAATTGTGCAATCTTTCGGATGTAGTCCTCACCCAGTCCGTACTTTTCGCAGACTTCTGTTATCAGTTCGGATGATGGGTAAAGCTTTCCTTTTTCTCTCCGATCTAAAATCTCTTTAATGCAGCAGTGAACTGCTAGTGAATGTTGTTTCATTGTTTGTGAAATTCTTTAAGTTGTTTCAGTTTATTTGAAATCTTGGCTAAGGTAGAAAATCCTCTTAGCTGAAGATACTCGTCCAAAGAAATTAACATCGCATTAAGCTTTTTGTCGTAGCCTAAGGTATTCTCGCACCGTCTTGTGGCGTGAATTACTGATGCGTGGTGACGGTTGAATATTGCGCCCAATCTCACAAGTGTCATTCGATGTCCAAACTCTAACTCTAAACAGAACATAGTGATGTGACGGATATAAACAATGTCCTGAATGCGTGACTTGCTTTGTATCTCTTTCATTCCAATAGAGTGATAGCATTGTGACCATTCGCAGATGGTAGCTACGTATCTTGATAGCACTATATCGTCAACCTTTGAGTGGTCAACCGCTTTGTTACGGTCAGTCATTAGGTCTATAAACTCTTGCTTATTCGCATCCTTCACCAATGGTAGCAGCGAGTTGATGTCTATTGTATTCATTGTTGATTAATTTTGTTAATTGTAAAACGGATGTGTTAGTAATTGTGGCAATCAATGCCAGATGTTCTAAGTTCATTCGCCACGGCTGATTGGCATAAAGCATTGCCGTATTCCTTGAAATTTTAAGAGTCGTGCCAAAGTTTGACACGCTCTTAAATCTCAACTTAACGAATGCTTTGAAGTTAGAATGGTAGGTTTGAGTAATCTTCGACATCGTTTGGTCTTGGTTCTTCTTGTGGTTTAATTGGATGAACTCTCGCAGCGGCTGCTAATTGTGCCTGAATCTTTCCATACTCAGGTGACAAAGCTATCTTGTCTTGGATGAACTTTGGAAGTTCATTGAAGATACCAAAATCGAAGTCTTCAAAAGATAGGACGGTTGTCGCATTGATTTGAGCAGGTGCTATCATTCCCTTTGTCATTGGGTTAGCACTAGCTACATTCGCATAGACTTTGCCTTGTTTATCCGTGTGCGTTACGTTCAATAGACATTCTTTACCTAGAAGCGCAGTAACATCGAAACGCTTTGCTTCTTCTTCTGTGAACTTTTTGCCTCTCCAGTTCTCCAAAAAGATTCTAAGTGAAGCTTTCTCGTGCATTGACAATACGAACTCACGGCTAATGACCATTGGCATTTCACCTTTTTCCTCATTGAACGTGCGCAGTTCCGTTGGTAGCTCAAACGTCAAACGAACTTTGCGCTGGTGTTTTGTCTGACCTTCCCAAGTGCTTTCCTGCGTTCCTAAATCTACCATTGAATAGCAACGTGCGATGTGCATTCCTGAAGGTACGGCTTCGCGTTCTACGAAATTGCCTGTGCTTTCTGCATAAATTGGTGTACTCATAACTTTACTTTTTGATTTAATTTGTAAACTTTTAACTTGACTTTATTTATTGATTGTTACTGATATAGTTGATTTGCCTTCTACTTTTTTGGCTGCTTCTATACGCAATCCATCTTCATCGTATAACTCCGAGTTCACTGCTAACTGCGCGAGTTCCTGCATCGTCTTAAGTTTTGCTGACAAGTGATTCACTTGGATGCAGTTCGTGTAATCCCATCGTGCAGCTGCGTTCTTGAGTTCTACCTTCGCACCGAACTTGTCAAAGGTTCTTTCACCGTAACGACTTGCCTCGTCCATTGCGTATGGCTGCACGTTAGCTATTACGGTAGCGAGTGCCTTCTCTAGTTTCTTAAGATTGATGTACGCTTCTAATGCATTGGCATTGCCGTCAATC